ATAGTTAGTGTTGATTCCGTTTGTGTTAATCTGACTCATAATTTTTGTTCCATAATATATTTATCGTGGATACTGGGTATCGTTAGGTAAAATTGTCTGTCTGGGAAATAAGACATAAAAATCTTGGCTATCAATAGGATCGGGAACCGGATCACCACTCGGCAATGCAGTCCAAGCTGGAGGCACCAAGTTATTATCGTAGTTGTACGTAGTGCTTTTGTCAACCGTAAATCTATCGATATTGAAAGCGATTTGATTAAGACGCTGTATCTGTCCTACTGGATTTTTCCAATTGTTTTCTATGTTGCTCTTAATGATTTCTGCAAAGCCCGGTTTAGTATAGCATATTACCCAAGCGGGGGTGTAGCCTAAGGTATTACCGTCTAGTTGTTGACTTGTCATCCATAATGGCAAGATATAGGTATTTTCTTCACTTCCTATTACGTCGATTACTTGTTGTCTCATATTAGGTAAACTATTAGGATATAGCAATCTAGCAAATCCTGGTGTTAAACTAGTATAGAACTGTGTTTGTCCGCCCTGTCCGATATAGCTCGTGAATATGTCAGTGGAACTTGTGTACCAAGGGCCCTCATTTAAGGGTATAAATCTTGGCCAAAATATTTCTTTACTGACACTTTGCCCAGCTGGATTTACTAAATTATCAATAACACTGCTATATACGACTTCATATATAATTTCGCCAGTTTGTTCGTCTCTAGCAATTGCAGTCTTTATTTCACCTAATGTAATTTGTCTCCAATAGTGATTTATAGTCACCGCGGCTATGTATTCATCTAATGAACTAGAATTTATTCCGTATGCATGTTCATATATGATACTTGTTGCTTTACCAAAATTGATATCATTTGGTCTATATATCATTTCATTAGGAATCAAGCTATCATTATCAAGTAGTGTCTTTAGTAGTTCTCTGTCTGGAATACTTGAAGAACATTTAATATAAAGAGTATCCGTTGGATATGGGAACAGTTGCTCCACTGACAGTGTAAATGTTCGTTGTGAACTGACTATGGCAAAATTCGGAGAATATGCTTCAATGGTGAACGTAAAATCCCTAGTCTGATTGGCGTCGGTGAAAGTATCGCTAGGTTGAAAAGCAATATTGCCAGCTAATTCTCCAGAATCGAGTAGCACAAGATTAGCCGGAAGAGAACCTGATACAATGCGATATTGTAGAGATATATCACTAGCCGCCGACACCCTAAGAGTGCTAGTAGTTCCATTAAATACTGTTCCTAAATTTTCAGGGCTGACCCAAATAATGTTCCCGTTCAACGCATTCCTAATTTGGAATGAGAAATTCACGAACGGTGATGTTATTGATGGATTTTGTATTTTACGAACCGCTACTGAAAAGGTAAATTCACTGATTGAGTTATCCGCAATCACAGGATTGCCTGTTATCCAACCCGTTTGACTATCGCCAAACAACCCTAATGGTAGATCAGCAAAAACATATTCAAGTTCACTGTTATCAAAATCTTTTCCTAATATTTGAAAAGAAAATCTGTCATTACTACTACTTTTTCCGATATAAGCAAATTGAGTGGGAAGGTATGTTCTACCTTCGGAATTAGGTGGGAACAAATAGAAAGCATAATCAATATCATTCACTAAAATATTATATGTTAGCGGTCTAGTATTCAGTATTGTAGGTATTCTAGTATTGAGGGGCCGACTTGGACCACCGATAGATAGCGGTGCATTTTGATTTACTACTGTAATCGAATATGTTTGTAGAGCAGTTCCAAAATCAGTAATCAATCTTAATGTAAATTCATAAGTTTCAATAGTGGGTTGACCGACAGAAATATTAGGTAACAGTACATCCATATATCCGGCGTCATTTGATAGTTGATATGTTGGACCGTTAACGGTAGTAGATATTGTAAACGTAGTAGAGTTAATTACTTCTCTGACATAGTACGTTTCTCCTGCCGTAAGGCCACCTAGTACAGTACCGGAGAATGATACAGGTCGTCCGACACTAAATCCTAAAGTACTATAGCAGGTGATTGTGTTATCTAATACAGCAAGTGATGCAGTAGTGACAGAACCCAAGGATACGTTCACGACAGGAGGATTGGGATATCCTCTTATTAATCCAAATTCGTTTATTTCCAAACCAGGTGGAAGAGTACCCTGAACTAATGCAATCAACGTTGGTGTATCTGCAATTGGCACATTATATCTGATAGGATATTCTATCCATATGCTATCATTAGTCACAAATAGTGTCCCGGAAGGGGTTACAAATTCAGGAGCGTCGATCCCGGACAAACTTATGTTAAACGTCCTGTCTCGAATATTTCCAAGATTATCTGTTGCTCTTACTACAAATGTATATGGTGTGTTATCCAAAACCGGTTCTGTTCTACCAAATATCACCCCGGAGGTAGTTAGTGAAGTACCTGTAGGTAGTACACCACTAATCAGTTCATATGTGACTGAGATGGCCGGTGATACAGGAGTAGCGGACAATTGAAAATTGACAATAGATCCAGAAGTAAATGCTCCTATATTACCAGCCGGGGTGTTCCAAATGGGTTGTGCCATAATTATATTACTTTAATGCCTTCAATGCAATATCATAGTGATGCTTTCTATCAGCTAGACCAATAGTACCACCATTGATACGCTTAGTTAAGCCAACAAAGTCACCTTTGTCTGCATAGATGCTTAGCTTGTTTGCGTCCCAGAACCAACCAGCACTTGCTACAGCACCTTCAGCAGTTTCAAGATATGCAACAGCTTCATCCAATGACATGCCTAGTGACTTAGCAAAGCGACTATAGTTATCTTTACCGGTCAACTGAATTAGTCCACGACCGCAGAATTTGTAGCCGTCACCTGATGCTTCTGTTCCATTGCCCATGCGATTTGCATAGACTTTGTTTGCAATCTTTACTGGCTTACGAGCATATTGGTTTGCGATTTCTAGTGTAGTGAAACGTTTTGGCCAAGTTTTTCTAAGTGACGCAGCACTATAGTTCAACCCTTCCTTAACAAAGTTGAATCCGCCGGACTCGTGAGCAATCTGTGCTAGGAATGCAGCCATTCTCTTTGGATTCTCGAATAAGTCAAAGTGGTCACCGATCTTGTTTAGCGGTTCTACATATTTTGCAAGAACAGTTGCCTTGGTCTTCGGGCATACTTCTCTCAATAATTCTAATGTTACTCTACTCATAATTTCCCCCTGTTTTAATTATGGTCTTCCCTGACCTCTATATGCTTTATAATTTTTACGCTTGTGCTTATTCATAGTAGAAAACTTAATACTACTATGTGACGCCCCAATTGAAGTCTTTCCCTTTACTTGATTAGAGAATGATACTTTTTGAGTTGAATTTACTGATTTTGCCATAATATTACCTTTCTATGTTAAGCAAATGTCGCTCCGACTGTATACCAGTCAGTTGAAGTCGGTGCTACGTATTGTAATGTTGCGCCGGCTGAGTGTGAGTACGCCGTGTTAACTGTTCCGCCATTGATATCAGCACCTGTATTAGGCCAAACCGAAAGAGCGTTAGCAGACGTATTAGTGATAGTGATTATCATGCCAGGAGTAGCTACTGGTAATTTTACCCCAGTATTCAATAGTGGTACTACTGTACTGACTACATTTATTTCTTTAGTAAGAGCAACTGCGGTCCCTTGAGTGAGTCCTAACGCAATAATACCTGTCTCTACTGAACGAATATGGTATCCGGTCGCAACAATATTTGCACCTGAGATAGTGTTGCCGGCTGCTGTAATATTGCCAGAGGCTGTAATAAATGCAGTGGTAACGTTTCCGGATACAGCAAGTGAAGTGAGAGTACCAACACTTGTAATATTAGGTTGAGCAGCAGTTGTTACAGTACCTGCCGTGGTTGCGCTTGTCGCAGAACCAGCAGTAGCAACACTTAGGTTTGCAACTTGAGTTGTACTTGTAACTATGAATGGAGCAGTGCCGGTAGCTACATTAGATATTAACTGAGGAGCAGTTACGTTTGCGGTAGCAAGTACTCGTGCCGTTCCCAAATTACCCACATTAGCATTACCGGAAGCACTCAATGTGCCAGTTACAGAGAGAGTGTGTCCTGGATTAGTATTAGCAATACCAACATTGCCAGTACTTGCTACTCTCATCTTTTCAGTAGGGACACCACCTTGCGCTGCGTTTGCAGTATTGAATACAATCGCACCAGGTGCCGAACCTGATCCTGACGTATATGTAGCATCAACAATAGAGGTGATAGATGCAGCAGTATTAGGACTGAATCCATCCCAACCTCTAAAATTAATTTCGCCCAACTGATCACCATTTAATACTTCGGTGTAAGTGGTAATGTTGCCTCTATATCTTTCAAGCGAAACATCATATGATACAGCAGCAGTAGGTCCAAAATACGCACCAGATACCGTCGACGGTGTAATGGTTGTAACAAAATTAGTTCCATCTGATTTAGATAGATTACCGATAACATTACCGACAAACGTAGTTGCAGTTAGACCACCATTTGCTAAATTAGCACTAAATGCTGTATTTGAGTTAAGTGCATAGTTGCCATTTGCAGTAGCAGAGATAAACGCCGGATAATAAGTACCAGTTGATCTCACGTTATTCAATACTGCCGCTGCGTTAGTTGCTGAAGTTGCTGTAGTTGCTGAACCTGCGGTTGCTGCATTTAAGTTTGCAACCTGAGTAGTTGAGGTAACCACAAGCGGAGCAGTACCAGTAGAAACATTTGAGATAAATTGAGGAGCAGTAACGTTAGCAGTTGCAAGTACTTGTGCTGTGCCTAGATTGCCTACGTTAGCATTACCTGATACACCTAATGTACCTGTTACATTGGCACCTGTTGATGTAGCAGTGATTCTAGTAGTACCAGCTACACCTAAGTTAACATTTCCACCAGCTGCGGTAACTACGACATTTGAAGTACCGTTCTGTAGCAAACCACTGTTGATAGTAGTAATATTACCAGTAGTAATGATTGCTGTTGCAGTACCTAAGTTACCTACGTTAGCATTGCCTGTTGCGTTGATTGTGCCATTACCAAACACTATATTTGCTGTTACGTTACCTACGGTTAACCCAGTTACCGTTCCGACAGAAGTGATATTTGGTTGTGCGTTTGTTGTTACTGTACCAGCAGTTGTAGCAGAACCAGCAGTTGTAGCAGAACCAGCAGACGTTGCAAATGTTGCGTTAGCAACAGTACCAGTAACATTAGCTCCGGTTAGATTTGTTAAGTTTGCACCATTCCCGGAAAATAAGTTAG